TATGTTCCAGAGCTTATTTTTGGCGAACTTCTTACATCAACTAATTATGATGATAATGAGAAGCGTACTACTGGTGGTAGAAATGGATATGGTTCAAAGTTAACCAATATCTTTTCGACTAAATTTTTGGTAGAGACAGTAGATAGTGAACGTAAACGTAAATTTGTACAAGAATTTACTAATAATATGAGTGAAAGAACTAAACCTAAAGTATCTAGTTGTACTAACAAATCATATACCTGTATTACCTTCTCTCCAGATTTACCAAAGTTCGGATTAGATACTTTGACTGATGATATATTATCTCTATTAAGACGTCGTGTTTATGATATTGCCGGTACTCATAATAATATCAAAGTATATTTAGATGATATAAGATTACACTGTAATACTTTTAATAAGTATATTGAATTATACAAGTTTAAAAGTGATATTGTACCTGATGTTATTGAATCTGACAATGAGAGTGTAGCAACTGATGACTATAATAGAACACCTTTTGGTGAAGTTATGTATGAAGAAGTAGGTGAACGTTGGAAGGTAGGAGTTATATACAACCCTGAAAATGGACATGAATCAGTATCATTTGTTAATAGTATTAATACTTATCAAGGTGGTAATCATGTTAATCATGTATTGGATAATATTGTTGATCGTCTCAAAATTATTCTTAATAAGAAACATAAAGATATTAATGTGAAACCTGCTCAATTAAAGGAAAATATTATTATCTTTGTTGATGCTATAATAGATAATCCATCTTTTACAAGTCAAACAAAGGAAACTTTAAAGACAAAACCAAGTGAGTTTGGTTCCAAATGTGAATTGTCAGAAAAATTCATATTGAGATTGGCAAAATCAGGTATCTTTGATCAAGTTATAATTATGGCTAAAATCAAAGAAGCTACGATTTTAAAGAAAACAGATGGAAAGAAAACAACATCAGTTAAAGGTATTCCAAAGTTGGAAGATGCTAACTGGGCTGGTACTAGAAAATCTAATTTATGTTATCTTATTTTGACTGAAGGTGATAGTGCTAAAGCAATGGCATTATCAGGTCGTGAAGTAGTTGGAGCAGATCGTTTTGGTGTTTTCCCTTTAAAGGGTAAACTCTTAAATGTTCGTGAAGCTAATACTAAACAATTATTAGAAAATGAAGAGATTAAAAATATTAAGAAAATTATGGGACTACAACAAGGTAAGGAATATAATGAAATATCTGAACTTCGTTATGGTCATATTATCTTATTAACAGATTCAGATGTTGATGGATATCATATATCTGGTTTGTTGATGAATTTTATCCACTTCTTTTGGCCATCCTTGATTAAAATAGAAGGATTTTTAACATCTCTTTCAACTCCTATTATTAAAGCAACTCATAATCGTTCCAAAAATATTATCCCATTTTATAATCTATCTGATTATGATGATTGGAAAAGTAAAAATAATACTAATGAATACTTTATTAAATATTATAAGGGATTAGGTACTAGTGATAAAACAGAAGCTAAAGAATATTTTATGGATATAGAGAAAAAGTTAATCAAGTATATTGACATTGAGGATACAGAAAAGTATACTAAAGTCAAGCCAAAACATCATGACACTACAAATGAGGCAATGACATTAGCATTTGAAAAGAAGCGAGCTGATGATAGAAAAGTATGGTTAATGGATTATGATAAAAATAAAATTCTATCAAATGACCAAAAAATAGTAACTGTACCACAGTTTATTAATAAAAGTCTAATTCACTTCTCTTTTGAAGATAATACTCGATCTATCCCTTCTTTATGTGATGGGTTTAAACCTTCACAAAGAAAGATCCTATATGGAACTATCCTAAGAAAGTTGTTTAATAAGAAAGATGAAATTCGAGTTGCACAACTTGCTGGTTTTGTATCAGATAAAGCATGTTATCATCATGGTGAAGCAAGTTTACAAGGTGCAATTATTAATATGGCACAGGACTTTGTAGGATCAAATAACATTAATATTTTATATCCAAGTGGACAATTTGGATCTCGTGTTAATGGCGGAAAAGACGCTGCTTCTCCAAGGTATATTCATACATTTTTAGGTACATTAACTAGGTATATTTTCCGAGGTGAAGATGATCCGATATTAAAATATCTTGATGATGATGGAACACCTATTGAACCAGAATGGTATATTCCTATTCTCCCAATAGTATTAGTTAATGGATCAAGTGGAATTGGTACTGGATTTAGCACTGATATTCCTTGTTACAATCCTAAGGATATTATCGAAAATATCTTTCGTAAAATGAATAACGATAAACTAAAATCTATGACACCCTGGTTTAACAAATTTGAAGGTAAAATTGATAAGACTGGAGAAGGTGAATACTCAGTTTATGGTAAGTATGAAAAGGTTGGTGATGATACGATTCATATTACAGAATTACCAGTAGGTACTTGGACATCTCCTTATAAAGAATTTTTAGAAGAACAGGAAGAGAAGAAAAATATGATTTCAGCTTATACAAGTAATATCACTGATGAGAAAATTAGTTTCACAGTTAATCTTAAAACTGATACATTAACAAAATTAAATGATAATAATACTATCTATCAGAAATTAAAGTTGGTTACAAAGATGAGTACAAGAAATATGCATTTATACAATGCTGAAGGACGAATTACCAAGTATTCTTCACCAAATGATATTCTAAAAGAGTTTTATGATATTCGTTTGATGATGTATACCAAAAGAAAGGTCTATATTATAGATAAACTAACATATGAACTTGATGTTCTTAAATATAAAATCATGTTTATTGAATACATTTTAGATAAAAAGATAGTTATTGAACGCCAAAAGAAAGATGCTATTATTAAAAAATTAATTGAATATGATTTTCCTCAACTTGCTTCATCTTTTAAAAATAAAGATGAAAGCTATGATTATTTGACTAATATGTTTTTGTTCTCCTTAACTGAAGAGAAAATAGATGAACTTAAGAAAAAGATTAAGGATAAACAAGAAGAGTTGAAGATAGTTAAAGATACAAGTGAAATTGATATGTGGAAGTCAGAATTAAATGAATTATTATCAAAGTATGAAGATTGGATGATTGACCAGAGTAAGAAATCTGTAACTTATAAGAAGGGTAAACCTAAGAAGAACAAGATTATTGTATAAATTTTTGAAAATTTAATTTATTATGTTAATACTGATAACTATATTAATATGACAATGTCACACACTACTATATATGCTGTAGTTGAGAGATGTATACTTAGTACATGTGAAATGATATCTCTGACTCCTATGAATATAGATGGTCATGATTTACGTAATATTACTTGTGTACAAGAATTAGTTGTTCCTTATGATATTAAAGAAGATAATAATGTAATTGTCATATCTAAAAGAGATAAAAGTTGTGTTTGTAGTGTTGTACCGTATTCTACATATAATTATAATACAACTAAAATTAATGATGATGAAATATTATATACTACTTACATTCCATTAAATTCATGGTATGGTGTTCGATAGAAGTAAAAAATTAATCTCACCTAATGGTTCGTTCTCTTTTTTAATTTATTAAGTTTACTTAATAAATTAAAAAATTGATATCGTCTAAAGACTCACCCAATTATTATATTGATTATATAATCAATATAATAATTGATTATATAATCAATATAATAATTGATTATATAAAAATTGATAAATTTTTTTTTAGAATTTAATAATACAATAAAATCTATACAATGTCGTCTATTCCAGATAACCTGGATGTTTATCAGTGTAAAGACAGGTATTATGTCGGTGAAATATTGAATGGATTACCTCAGGGTGAGGGAACAATGACAAGTCATCAGTTTATATACTTTGGAGAGTTTAATATGGGTCTTTTCCATGGTTATGGTTATTATGTAGCCAAGTCTGGAGTAAATTGTAAGGGTAACTTCGAAAATGGTGAATTTAAACATGGTAAATTTATTACCAAAAATAAGACTAATATATATAGAGGTTCCTTTGATAAAGAAAAATTTTCAGGTAGTGTAACATGGACTGATAATTCAAAGATTTTTAAAGGTATTGTAACTAATAATTTTACAGTTATGGATGGTACTATTAGTTTTAACAATGGTTACACTTTTAAAGGTAAAATTGTAGATGGTTATTTTTTCGAGGGTCAGGATAATACTGGTAAAGAGTGGAAAAATGGTGATATACTGGTTGAAGAAAAGTCTATAGTAAAGGAATCGCTTAAGGTTATTAAGATTATTAAAAAGGTTAGGTTTTTAAAATCGTATCTATGCAATAGCCGTATTAGGAGCCGTAAACAGCTTTCTCCCAAAAAATCTTCAATAATATAATTATTGATTATATTATTATATAATTACTTAGAGATATGAACAATAATTGAAACTAAGTACACCTATGATTTATGTATTAGAGTTAGAGAATGGTAAATATTATGTTGGATATTCAGAGAAAACTGATAATACACGAATCAATCAGCATTTCAATGGGCAAGGTTCCGAGTGGTGTAAAAGATATAAACCTATAAAAGTAATAGGTACTTATGATGGATGTTTATATGAAGAAAACAAAAAAACAATAGAACTAATGCAACTATATGGTTATAATAATGTAAGGGGAGGTAAATGGGTTTTAGCTCAAGATTATAAAAGTCCACCAAAAGAATTAATATCAAAAGTATTTGATACTAAAAATGAAAATAATATTGACTCTGATGGAGATGTTATTATGTTTTAATTTATTTTTATTGATACATTTAAGTATCTATAAAAATATATATCTTAATCAAGCTAATAAAATAATTTGTTTTAGGGTATTATAATTAGATTCAAAATTAGCCATTCTAATTTCCATATCTGGATTTTTCCAGATAACATCAATACCAATCTTACGTCGTTTTAATTCACCTAATATAGTATCACCTTTTTTTAGTTCCCAACAATATTCATTTTTTGAAATTAATTCAATACCATTTTCCTCAAAGACATCAATAGTTCTTTGTAAAACTAATAGATGTTTATCTTTTGATAAAGTTTCCTTTTTTATACGTTCAATATCATTTGTAATATTTGTAAAAACAAGATTAATTTTATTCTTCATCTTAATTTCTTGTTCTCGTATGTACAAATAATATTCATCTAAATTATTTTTAATACATTTTTCCATAGTTTGAAACTTGGATTTGGTTGCAGTATACATATCTAGTACCTCTATCATATCTTCCATTCCTTCTTTAACTTTTCTTTCAATACAATTATCATTACTGACTATTGTTTGTGACATGTTATATAATGCTTCCAATATTAATAAACCGCAATATACTTTATAAACATCTCCAACATAGCTAACATATACAATGATATTACCATCAAATATTTCATAATCGATCATCTTATGACCACATATCCCAGACTTGATTGACAAAAATAAACCACATTTAATATTATTTTCTTTCATATCAAACTTCAGTTTATTGATTTCTTTTTGTTCAACTGCATTTGTATAATTCTTAATTTCCAATAATAGTTTAAGATTAGATGGTGTAACAACTTCAGCATCACCATGATGAGGAATTTGATTAGTTGGTGTTATAGCATAATCTTGTAAATGTGTTTTGAATATATCGAATATATTATTTTCCATAATCTCACCTTTCTTTTGTGATACTTTTGATATTCCGAATAATTCCTTGTAATTAGTCTGCATTTCTGTAATAGTAGGTATTAAACTATCTTGAACTACATTACATATTCTATCATGAAGATTAGCTTGTTGATATCGTTCTCGATACCAATCTATGAATAAATGTTTACATACATGTATAGCTTCATCTTTGGTATAAACATCCATTTCAGGATATTGTTCTATATCGATCTCGAATTTGATTTTCATTTGTATGGTGTTTGGATTGCGAGATTAAAGAGAGCTATTAAGAGTCCCTCAATATGTATAATACTTCTTTTACCTTTAGATAATCTATTTTCAAATTCAGAGAATTTTTCAACTATTTTAGTTACATAAGACTTTGGATATTCTGGATATTGTTGAATTATTCTATTCATTAACTGTACCATAATTTCTGATCCTGTTATATTAGTTATTAAAATATTATTAATAACGGTACGACATTCAGTTATATTAGATAAGACAATACCATTTTTCTTAGTATATATTGTATGCATAATATTTATAATTTTATCCAAGGTAGATTTCCATGTTAGAGAAAAGTCGCGGATTTTACAACGATACATTTCTAACATCCATATCGCAGCTTTAATATCACGATTACATTCACTTACTATTTTAATATATATATTATATGGTATTGTATATCCTTCATTATGTGCTATCCACCAAAGTGTGTCTAATATATCAGCTCTAGTAGGTTTTGGAATACGTATATCTAAACATCTACTTCTTAATGGTTCAATAATTTTAGATATTTGGTAGGAACATAATATGAACTTGCAATTAGATTGGTATCTTTCCATAGTACATCTTAATGATGTCTGAGCATAGTATGACAAATTATCTACATTATTAATAATAACTACTTTAAAAGGTGCACAACTACTCCTAAATTGCGATTGTCTTTTAGCATATTCAGTAACAATTTCTTGAATGAGATACTTATCAAAACCACTATTATTAGGTTCAATTATAAGATGATAATTACTTTGTTCAATTTCAACATCAATATTAGTATTACCATATCCGGAGATAGAATATACTTCACGTCTAGTATTTAGGGCATCGGGTCCATATAGTTCTCGTAAGACGATAGATATAAGTGTTTTTTTACCACTACCAGGAGCACCGTGTACTAATAAATTAGGTAAATGAGAATAATTCACATCATTTTTTTGAAATCGTGGTCCAAATAATCTTTCATAGATAGCATTATGATGTGTAAACCGAAGGTCATATTTGTCCTTAACGGCATACTTATCAATTAAAAATATTCCCATGATACAATATTCTAAAATAACATCTCCTCTATAAATAACTTTATGTTTTATTTTGGAGCTCATTTACGAAAAGATCCAAATATTATAGCTGCACTTCAAGAAATACAAAAATATGGTGGAAATTGTCTTCAAATATTCATATCTAATCCTATGACTAGTCAACATAAAAAGAAATTATTTAAAAAATATGAAGAAGAAGGTCCAAGTACCAAGAAATTTCTTCATGATAATGATATGAAATTATTTGTTCATTCGCCTTATATACTCAATTTTGCTAATCGTGTTGTAGTACCAGCAGAAGCCTATTGGGTACAATCTTATTATGATGAACTATTAATTGCAGATATGATAGGTGCTGAAGGATGTATTATTCATGTTGGTAAATATCTAACTCAAGACTATCAAGATAGTCTTCAATATATGTATATATCATTAAAATACTTAATTCATCGGGTTATGGATAATAATCTTAATGTTAAAATTATCCTTGAAACTGCAGCTGGCCAAGGTACTGAACTATTAGCTACTATTGATAATAGTTTTGAAGCACTTGTAACATTCTATCAAAGGTTTTCAAATAGAGAACGAAAAGTATTAAAATTATGTATAGATACAGCACATGTATATGCTGCTGGTTACGATATTAGAGATACAAAATTACTAACAAATCTAGTTGAAACATTTAAGGATGATATTGTTTTAATACATTTAAATGATAGTAAACGAGAATATAATTCTCATGTTGATCGTCATGAACGAATAGGTAAGGGAACCATTGGTAAAAAAGTTTTATCAGAGGTTGTCAAGATAGCTTATAAGTATAATATATCCATTATTTTAGAAACACCAGATAATGGTTACAAAAAAGAAATCCCTTGGATTAAATCATTAATTGATTCATAAAATTGATTTATTTAATTCATCAAGTTTTGCATAACTTAGTTTCTTATTAAGCTTGTAATAGAATTGATTACTATCCTTATTTTTAATGTAATCATAAAAGTTACGAATACTATATATTATTTTAGCAACTGTCATACTTATAATAATTCCTGTGCAAATTATGAGAACATTAACCACTTTTATAAAATCATTTTTTCTTAAATTAGCAATAACTGCATTTAAAATTATAGTCAAAATAGTAATAATAAATATAATATGTTGAGCCTTATTTAAACTAGCCCATTGTGATTTTAAAAATAGATTAATACGAGACATGTTTTTAATATAAAAAATGACTAACATAATAGTTCCAATAGTTGCAACTTGAAGAAAAACAAATTGATTAGGATTATTATTTTGGTATGATATGATTAGGATTATCAATAGATACAACATATAACATGATAATAAAATATGGATAAGATTAATATACATTTCAAAGTTAGGTATTTTTTTATCCACATTATTTTTAATATCATCAGCAAGGTTTATTATTTCGTTTATCATTTATTAACTATATATTGGATAATAAAAATCTACTTAAACATAGTTCAGTGATTTATATTAATCAGCAAATATGTGTGGTATTTGGTGTTTAGTAAGTAAAGGAGTTGATAGTACTTCATTTATAAAGTATATTGATAATTTAAAGCGAAGAGGACCTGATGTTACAAATATAATTAAAGAACAAAATTATATATTAGGTTTTCATAGATTAGCAATTAATGATTTAAGTGAGTCAGGTAACCAGCCTTTTTTATTTCACGATGGTAATCAAAAGATATATTTAATTTGTAATGGTGAAATTTATAATTATAAAAACTTGATTACAAAATATGATTTTGAAATGGAGTCAAAATCTGATTGTGAGGTAATTTATCATATGTTAAAAATGTATGATTATGATATATCCAAAGTTATAATTGAATTAGAGGGTGAATTTGCATTTGTAGTTATAATGGATGATGGTAATACAGTTAATACATTAGTAGCAAGAGATAGGATTGGTGTACGACCACTATTTTTTGGTTCAACTGGAAATGGTTTAGTTGTATCTAGTCTATTAAGTGGCATTAGCGGATTAGTAGAAAAAGCCGAAGTATTTCCTCCTGGTCACTACATGATTAACAACGAATTAGTACCTTATTATAGTTATAATTATAAAACATTATCAATCACTTATGAAGAAGCACAAATAGAATTAGTAAATAGATTAGTTAAATGTGTAGAAGATAGATTAATATCAGATCGTCCTATTGGTTGTTTATTATCAGGAGGTTTAGATAGCAGTTTAATTGTAGGTATTATGGTTCATATTTTAGGTGTACAAAAGTTAAAAACTTTTAGTATTGGTATGAAAGGATCTACAGATTTATTATATGCGCAAAAGGTAGCAAAACATCTTAATACAGATCATACAGAGGTATACTTTACTATTGATGATGTAATGGATAATTTAAAGGATATTGTAAAGGCAACTGAATCTTGGGATATTACAACTAACCGAGCAAGTGCAGGTCAGTTTTTATTAGCTAAACATATATCAGAAAATACAGATATTAAGGCAATTATTAATGGAGATGGTGCAGATGAGTTAGGAATGGGATATTTATATTTTAATTATGCACCGACAGCATTAGAAGCACATGAAGAAAGTGTAAAGTTAATAAAGGAGATACATAGATATGATGGATTACGGGTAGATAGATGTTTAGCTTATCATGGATTAGAGGCAAGAGTACCATTTTTAGATACTTATTTTTTGGATTTCTATATGAGTTTACCAGCTCAATGGCGAATGCCTCATAAAGGAGTTGTAATGGAAAAAGATATGATACGAAAAGCATTTGATGCTGTATACCCAAATATGTTACCGAAAGAGGTATTATTTAGACAAAAAGAAGCTTTTAGTGACGGAGTAACTTCTAAATCAAAATCATTATATACATATATTCAAGAAAAAATGGAAAATATTATAACAGATAAAGAGTTTAATGAGGATAAAGAGATTTACGAGTTTCATACACCACAGACAAAAGAGGCATATTTTTACAGACGAACATTTGATGAGTACTTTGGTGATGAAAATGCAGGGGTTATACCTCATTATTGGTTACCTAAATGGATTAACACTAAAGGTGAGCCAAGTGCGCGAGTTCTTTCAGTTTATTTATAAAAATAATATTAATATGATATGATATTAATATTATAGTTGGTGAATATATTTAATATGGTTTTACAATGGGATGTTTAAGAAATAAAAATAATATATTTAATAATAATAATATGGACAGTTCAAGCGATAACTATGAATTACATTCAGCTAGTGACCACAAGAAAAATGCTGTTAAAGGTGTACGACGCTTGGCGTCAAGATCCACCTACAAAACCAATCGATCAAAACCTAAACATAACGCTGAAGATGACTCATCAGATAAAGAAGTAATTAAAAAGAAGAAATCTGAAATAGATACCCCTGATGATCTAGATGAAATTTCAAGTGATTTTGAATCAGATGATGAGAAACCAAGCAATGAAGAAGCTGCTGATGAAATTGAGACTCCTGAAGATCTTGATGAAATATCAAGTGAAATCCCTAAATTCGTAAATATAAATAATAAACCAATTAAGAAACCTAATACTCTTGATGATATTAGCTCTGATGAAGATATGGAAATGAAGAAAGGTGAACCAGATATGACTGAACGTCCAATTAACAAGATTGGTCAAGCTCTTGGTGTTACTAAAAAGGATCTTAAAAATATGGCTGTAACAGCTAAACCTGGTCCACAAACCTATGATGGTCCGATGCAAGCAGGTATGTCAATGGGAATGCCTGGTATGTCAATGGGAATGCCTGGTATGTCAATGGGTATGCCTAATGGTATGCCTATGGGTATGTCACCGGATATGCCTATGAATTTCCCAGGTATGGGTATGTCATCAAACTTACCTACATACATGCCTCCTGAACTTGCTTCACAAGGTATGATGCCCATGAATGGTTTATCATTTAATGGTATGGCCATGCCCACTGGACCTATGGGAATGCCTCCTGGAATGATGCCCGGAATGATGCCCGGAATTCCAGGAATGCCTTCAGGTGTACCTCCGGAAATGCAAGGTATGCAAGGTATGCAAGGTATGCAAGGTATGATGCCAGGGATGCCAGGGATGATGCCAGGAATGATGCCAGGAATGATGCCACAAGGGATGCCCGGAATGATGCCACAAGGAATGATGGGCGGTTCCGTTCCCAATAATTTTTTTTTCAACACATAAACAATAACAAGGGTGGTAATATGGGAGGTCGAGTAATTCCAAAATTCCAAGGTAATGTTAATACCCCTTATAAAACTAATGAAGATGATAGACGTTTTAAAATGGATAAAATAGATCATCCTGATAGACCGAAGTTTCCTCCTCCTCCCCAACCAATATTTGAAGTAAAAGTAAATGATAATATTTTAGGATCCAAAGTACCACAACCCGCTCCCATTTATCCAGCAACCTATGTTCCTATACCCAATCCAATGCATCCAACAACATTATATAATCCACCAGCAATTGGATATGCATGGACTCCGAATAATGTACCAGTAATTAAGAAATACAATATATCAGTAACAGGAACAGGTGATTTATCAAGATTAGCAGAAATATACGAAGATATTTTACCACCAAGTGCTATTGCAGCTAATAGATATACTACTCTTGCAGAACGTTTAGTAATTAATAACTATGTCCGTTCTATGATTATTACCAAAGGAGATAATGAAGAAATCCATATGACAGGAGACGCTACACGTACTAATATGGCACTTTCTAATATTATGAGCCGTATTAAGTTTATGGACATTAATCCATACCATTTTAGTCGATTGACCAATAATATGTACCGTACTATTTCTCGTAATATGGTTATGTTTCGCACTTGTTACCCTATACGTTTCAATTCTGAACGTATTAGAGTAGATTGTGCTAATGACTCTCTTAGTATGCACGTCCGTATTTATTCATTATCCTTATTTGATAAATATATAACTGCTGGAGTATCAGACAAATTAAAAAAGACATATTCAGATGTCTGGCGTGAAATTATCTATTATGAAAAGATTAAGGAAGACGTAATTAAAAAGAAAGTATCTCCAAATTTTGTAACTATGTATGCTTACTTTAGAACACAAAATAGTGGAATTAACTTCCAAAAGGTTGATGAATTAGCTAAAAACTATAATAATAGAAATCATCAACAAATTACAAATATCAAAAAAGTACGTGATGAAATGTTTTATGAGGAAACCATAAATAAAGCACAAGAAATAGCAAAAGATTTAGTATTTGTATGGGGACAAGGTCGTGTTCCAACTTCTGATACTAATCAACGAATTCAAAATAATGATCCTAAAAGATATCTTATTGATAAACCTGAAGAAATACTCAAAGTAAAAAATGAACAATGTATTGTATCAATAACTGAAGGTCCCACACAAAATATACTAAATTGGGCAACTAAAACATATAATGTTGATGGTGTTGTTCGTAAACAGATTCAATCTGGTGTTTATGATAAAAAAGTATGGATGAGTGTACTTTTCCAACTAGTTTCTGCAATGTTGGTCCTTGAACAACAAGAAATTGCTTTCCGTGATTTTTCTCTTGCAAATAATGTTTTTATTAAAGATTTAAATGTTGATCCTGCTAGTGGTGGTATTGGTCACTGGAAATACCGTATTAATGGTATTGATTTCTATGTACCTAATTATGGTTATCTAGTATTAATCGATAGCAGTTATCCTGAAGCAAATATGGATGGAGAGGTTGATAATTTACAATTTGATTCAAAACATATAAAACAACTATTACAATACAAAGTTTATGGTAGTATATTTGATGATAAATATGATGATATTAATACTAATAATATTAATACAAAGAAAACAGAAGAAGATAAAGAGTTACAAAAATGTATGGAAGAAATAACCATAGCTATGAAGAATTTTGATAGTATAAATGTAGTAGCTAATCAACAAGCTGCAGTAGTTTCAGTAGTAATTGGACCAGTAGTTGATCCAGGTCAAGTAACAGTCCAAAATCGTAGAAATGATGCATTAAATAATTTAATTGCTGCACGTGATAAATCAAGTAAAAATGTTGTTGTTAATATTAAGTTTAAAGATTTAATAAAGAAAAATCAATTAGCAGTATTTAATGGAGCTGAATTTAATAAAGCCTTCCAATTATATGGTGGTGTTTCACCACCTATTGAAATTATGAATATTATAACAAATATAGAAAATAAAATAATTAAAGGTGATAATTTAAAGAAAATTATTTTAGAAGAATTTAAAGATTACATCCATAATAAAGTTGGTGATATTTTACTAGAAGAAGAGAAACTAATGTTACAACCACATAATAAGGATTTTGTTAAGGGTGAACTTGTAGCATATGAAATTAGTCCTGATAACTTCCAATGGTGTATATACACTAATACAAATGAGATATTAGTAAAAGAAATGCCTAATAAATTTGAATATAAAGCAACTACACCTGATTTAATTAATCGTATTTATGGAACTCTCAAACAAAAATACGATGCTAATCAAAAACGCTCGGAAGAAGATATTCTCGATACTTACACTATCATCTAAATTATCATATTTGTTTACTATTACAATTATGATAATTATTTATGCACTTAATAATCAGGCATAAAAACAACATCCTCATCACCCATATCATCACCTTCTTCAGGAGCATCTTGTTTAGCATCCATAGCATCAATTTCTTCTGCATTATTAGTAATAGCTTCTTCATCTTGATCTTTAATGAGTCGATCAACGATTTCCTCATAATCTTCATATACTTGAACATCTTGGAAAACACTTAATATATTAATTAATTTAACTGTATTGTTATGATTAATAGTAGTATAATTATGATAACGGTTAAACTCATGATCAATTATTGTTGCTAATAAAAAGCCTATATTTATTTTACTATATTTATCTTGATTAATATCTATTAATTTACTCATTTCAGAACATATGTATTTAATAATATCATGGTCAGTATTATCTACTTTTAATAAATATTGTGCAAATACTGTATCAAAAGTATCTTTTAATGTTGCACGTTTAGTATCGAAAAAAGAGCTTGCTATAACATTAGGTACATCAACAAAAACTTTCTTTTCATCATTACCGACCATTTCAAAAGTTTTAAATTTAGCAATATATTCTCTAATAAAAGTATCAGTTTTACGGAATTTATTTTGGACTTGATAGAGTAATTTTTGAATATTAACAAGAATATTTTTCAAATTAGCTATTCGTTGACGGATAATAAAATTGTATTTTTTAGTATCTATAAATAAATCCATTAATCCTAAAAATAATAGTTTATTCTGAACTGAGTAATTAATTTGTAAATATGCATTTTTCTGATTAATACGGTTCATCTTACCATTACTATCACGATATCCTAAAAAGTATAATTCCTTTGCATGATAATACATATGTATATTTGTTTTGATATCATGATATGTATATATATCCGTTTTAAAAATATTATCATTTTTCTTAAATATTAGTTGTTTATCTCCTTCTAAAGCTATTATTGGTTCTCTTAATTTGGTACCTTTAACATCATATTGAATAATATATGCATTTTTAGATAGGTATAAGTTACTGTTATTAATATTAATATTAGATCCAATGATAGCTTCAACTTTCTTAATAAATTGTATTACGGTATCGTATAAAGATACTTTTGAAATAATCTTTTTATTAAAGTCCTTTAATCGTTCTTTTTCAATTTGAATATTAGTAGCCTTATTATGTTCATACTCTTGTTGTTTTTCTGATATTATCTTCTTTTTCTTGATAATATTATTATACATTTTTTGAAGTTCTTCATTTGTAACCTTCTCTATATCTTTGTCAGTTGGTTTTTCAGATTCTGGACGTTTTGTACCATCTAATTTATAAATTTTAAATAATTTTATAAGATTTTGTTGATGTAGTTGTTGTTCCAAGTTAAGTATATTTTGTTTAGGTATACTAATATCTCGAACAATAGGATGTTTTCCAAATTTAACCATAGGTTTAGCTAAATATACAACATCATCAAAATGTATTTTTTCAAGAGTACCAGTGAGAGCAATATCTTTATGAGTTACATCTCTTTTGTATATTTCAGTTTGTTCCATTTGAGTAAACAAGTTATTTTGGCTGTATATATTGTACAATTTAGTGAAGAAGTTTGTTGAAAATAATTCATAACGATAATCCTTTTCTGATTTTGAACTTGTTTCTAATAAAGTATTTAACATAAATACCAATGTATTGATAATATTAGCTGTTATTAATCTATGTGTACTGTCTGTTTCACTATTCCATAGTTTACTTTTTATGATTACTTGAGCGCATATATATATAACATAACATAAAATGGGATATTTCAGTATGGGTTGAAGTTGATTTGCATTATTAGTTCTAATTAATATACCATCAAATAAATTAGATACCTTTTTAAAATCATTATATTTGATTGGTTTAGTAGATTTATCAATAGTTAAACGTTCAAGATTATAAATTTGACTCATGTTCATATCTATAATTATAAACAACATCATGTAACTATATATGTTATTACGTTTCAATAGTTTGAATTTATCAGTATCTTTACTAGAAAAAGTAATAATTTCGTTTTTCAATTCGAAGATAAAGAATTGATTGAGATCTTTAATACCATATTGTTTTTCTTTTTCACCGCGTTCAGCTGGAGTAATATTTTTAATGGTAATATATTGAATATTAATAAAATCGATTACACGTCTAATAATTTCCTGTCTTCTTAATTTAATTTGTGGTAGATTTCCCAAATAATATGAAATATCTGCAACATATGCAAAACGTTCAATAATTTTATCCATGTATTTTATGAACTTGTTAAACTTATCATATTCTGGTAATTTATCTAGTTGGGATTCAAGTGCAAAAGACATTGAAACACCTTCAGTAGTACTACTAAAATCATGAACATATTTTTTAAGATCAATGTTTTGATAACAACTTTTACAAATATATTCATTATTGGCACCATCTCTAACATATTTCTTTATAAACTCGAATAACAATTGATTATAGTTAGTAGCTTTAATATTACTTCTTATATTATTCCATGAGATAATATGTTGACATATACTATTAGGTGGAATATTAGATGCTATCATATCTGTTGTTATAATATCTTTTTTAGATAAGGCGACAACTTTTAATACAGCATTTTCTTTTTCGATAATTCTGGGTACTTTTTTAATTTTCTTATTTAGACCGGGTATTTTATCTTCATTAGTATCGTATTCAAGGTCAAATTGTTTAGTTTTTTCGTAGATAACATCTTGATAGATAAAGGGAATATATTCATCGAGTGGTAATAGTTTATGTTCAATATTTTCAATAAGATTTGTAGCATCATATATTGTCATATTATCATGAAGTTGTTGTTTAATACAAAAGTATGCCATTTCTGTTATTTTATCATATAAGCTACCAGTAATAAGTTTAAAATACTGTTCAAAATTCATATCATTTATTTCAGCATTTTCAGTAATTTGAAATTGAGATAGACGAATACGATCTGTATTTTTATCAAACAACCAATAACCCATTTTTTTATACACTGCATTGTCTATAATAATGTGTTCTAATTTCTTAACAAATACATCATACCCATTAGGATATATTTTATGAAGATCTTTCGTATTTTTAACATTCATACATTGAAGATAATTTGTTGGTTTTATTAATGAAGTTAAATGTCTAGGTAATGCTAAACCTACTATATTAGCTTTATTATTATAACCTGCTACTCTCCACATGAGTGGTATTTTTTGATTTTCATTATATTCAAAGTTAGCAACACGTACAGCATCAGTAGTTTGATTAAATTTAAGACGGAAACCATAATTTTTAAAATCGTGAAAATTAATGAAAGCGTAGTTACGGTAGTTAACTAAATCCGGAAAGTTTTCATTACTACGAATTGCAGTTTTACCCATTTTAACAAGTTTCATAATAGCATTAATTTCATCAGTATCATTATATAAAATAGCTTTACGGTTAACAAGAGGTTGATAGAAGGTTTGTTTAGTACTTTGAACACGTGAATCTCCACGTCCTGTTGTGGATGAATACATATCAGCAAATTGATTTAGTTTTGAAACAGTATAACGAATTTTATCCAATTTTTTAGTAGCATCAGATGTATCAATTCGTTCAGTTTCTTTATGATAACGAAGAAATTCATCAGTAATTGGGATAATTAATTTTTTCTCAAACATTCTATTTATTTTTCTATCAACAGATATCAAAGTAGTCGGGAATTCTTGCTCCATTATCATCTGATATAAAGCTTCTGCTGTACCATTTTTTACTTCAGTAGTATTAAATAAATTTTCAACCATGCTATAATCGACAGTATCAACACTTGATTCCAATATTTCGATATATTTGAATTCGAATCCTTCAAATTCTTTTTCGAAAGGGATCATATTATTATCCAGTATGAAGTAGGTTGAAATGATGTATTTGACTAATTTATTAATTTGGATAGTACCAAGTTGTTGAATAATAGACTGGATATGAGGAGGTAATTTTTTCTTTGATTTCTTTTTAAGGGCGGTAGCTATTTCGGTTATTAAATTTGCTTTTTCCAAGATAAGAGATATTTGTTCATCTGTTAAAACATCAGTAATTATATTCCGAATAGATTCAACATATTCTGGGAATTTTTTTTCATGAATAGATTGAAGTAGTAATAAGTATGTATATGCGATGAATGATTTTTTAGGAGAATTTTGTAGTACCTCTTGTGGTTTTTGTTTTGTTTTTTTAAAGTAGAACCAGAGTTTATCTAAATATTTATCGGTATTATCATCTAGCATAATAACGCTATTATAATACTGGACTAGAATATAACTTTGGTTATATAACTCCTTAATTATCTACTTTTCAAACAACTTAAAGATTTAAACTATATTATAGAAGCAAGAGACAATTGTTATCATGGATTCCGTAAAGTTCAATTTACATTCGGTAATGGATGGTTTGGAGGAGGTAAATTACGACACAATTTTAGCATATTTTAAGGAGCATCATAATCACAAGTTATTTGTAAAGAAGGTTAATGATGAGGGGTCATTAGTTATGATCCATAATAACCTAGATACAGCAAAGACTAACAAGTTATACCAAGAATGTCGTAGTATAGTGTATGATGTGGTCAACCGCAAGGTATTATCATACAGTCATGATAATGTAATTTATATGACAGAGGATAAGTATGGTTACATTAATGGAGATGTAGTGGAGGAAAGTTATGAGGGAACGATGATTGGTGTATATGAGCATGGTGATAAATGGCATTTTAGTTCAACTCGTTGTCCAGATGTTAACAAGTCTTTTTATTTTAACAAGAAAAAGTCACATGGAGAGATGCTAGATGAGGTACTTAAGACTATATATCCTGAGATTGATGATGTTAGGGAGAAACTAACAGAGGTTCTAGAAAAGGACAAAGTATATTATTTTGTACTAGTACATCATGAAAATAAGTATCTTGTAGATTACACTAAGAAATTTGGTGAGGAATATAAGAAACTAGTACATATTATCACTCGGGATAAGGAAACACAAAAGGAAGTTACTCATAAATTAAACCTATCTGAAGTTGTATATCCTATTGTTTTTCCTAGTTATGAGGAAGCTAAATATATTATGAATACATCAGTAATTAATACAGTAAATAACACGGTTGAACCAATGGAAGGTATTATTATTAAACGTTATAGTGAAGATAGTCTCAAGTGTGAACTAATGAAGATTCCTTCTAATCCATATATGATACTACGTTATGAAAAGCCTAATAATCTTAATATGTGGTTGAACTGTATTGAAATTTTCCAACGTAATAACAAGAATTATACTGCAGATATGTATATGACCAAATATGGAAAAACCAAGGAAATTAAGGATATATTTGGTAGTGGTAAACATCTAGATATTACAGGTATTTTATGTGCTATAATTAAATGTCTTTCAATAGAGATTATGGTATTATACAATCATTTTACAAAGTATGATAAAATATCAGGACGTTATGATAAACTAAATGAGGAAGATTTCAAGATGATTGAAGAATTGAAGAATCTAAAGGTGTTAAAAGTAACACTAAATCGTCTTCAGAACTATCAATACAAGTATTATAAAGATTTATACACAATGACGGCAATAGTAGATCATCTACGATTCCATACAACACCAGAGGATATCATGGAGTTAATTAAAATCCATGATTATCTTCGTAAAGAAAACCATAATTTGTTCAAAATTATGAACATGAATATAGCAAATAAGGATACAATTGATCGATTTATGAAAACATATATGTTTTACTATGAGAATAATTAAATCTTGTTAATTTCTTTAATAATTACATTAAATAATTTACTTAATTTATCAGTTACATCGCTGATAACTTGAGTAACGGTAGTATCTTTTGCGACCTTACAGCGAATAACAACAATATTTTCAAAGGCATTATCAATTTTATATCCCCAAAATTCTACTTTAGGATGATCTTGCCCTATTTTAGAAATGATATTACCCATAGTATGATTTTCATTTTCAATACTAATTTCTACATCATCTCTAGTAGTTTCATTTAGTGCAATCAATATTTTTTCTTTTAGTTTATTTAATTTTTCAATGAAAATATTACAAACCATAATTAGGATATCTTTCTCGGGAATTTGTCCATATGATTCTAAATATAATTCAAATTCATCATCTTTAATTTCATCATAACTAACGACACTACAAGGACTATAAATGTTATGTTTAATATGAATATGTTTACTAGCTACTGCCAAACATTTAAATTCTTCACCTGGTTTTAGTTTGATAATTAGAATTGGACGTTTATATATATTATCAATACGCTTATCATCAATATAAAATTTAGTAAATTGATCTTCTGTTGTTACATTCATATCTACTGATCCAGTGTTTTTTGCTTCAATATACATATGAAGATTATTAATTAATTCACTCTGTCGCGCCTCTTTCTCTAGTTCAACTTGAATATAATCCTTCTTTGATTCCATATCAAAGCTTAATGCATCAGTCTCAATTTTAATAATATCATTAACTTCTAGATCTAATTTATGAACAGGTGCAACAATAGGCATATTTGATAATCGTAAACGCATTTGATCATTATTAAAAATGGATGTATTTTTTTCAATGTTAATATCATTAGGATAAAAAGCATAACAGGGTACTGATGATATAGCTAAACGACGAATAGTATTTACAAGTATATAATTGACATCAGATCCTGAAATATTTATACGTAAATAATTCCGAGGTAGTGTAGACTTATCATGTTCGTACTCAATAACTTTGACTTTGAAGCTAGACATCTTATTGCTTATTATTCTCTATCCTAGATAAATATGTTTTTCAATCTTTTAAATTATATTTATCTAATATGATTTTTAATCTTTTAAATTATATTCATTTAATATAATTTTCAATCTTTTAAATTATTTTTTAACATGAACAAGACTATCAATATGATTAATAATACGGTTAAATATTTCATCTCCTATCTTTTGAACATCAAATTCTGGTTTAATATTTATATATTTATTAATAAAATTACTTTTTAATCCTTCAGTATAAGTATCATAATCAGTCTTAATTTTTAACTCTGAAAACATGGTTTTATTAAGTGATAAATGAACGTGATAATTTACATGGAAATCTAATTTATCTGTAGGAAAGCTTGATCCACATACAATAATACCTTGTTGTTTTTTTTCTAGTAATTGATGTACACGTTTATTAACTGGATTATAGTCTGTTTCAATATGATTGAAACAAAGATAGGTAAAATTTAGATCCTTGGCAACATCTGCAACTACTTCCTCTAAGTTAGGTAATAAACTTGATATTAAAACAATATAAGAAGGTTGACGAAGGAAAAGGGCATCTATTATATTAAGTTCGTTTTGCATTTATTAAGTATAATATCATATAAGAAAATAATAACATAATATAACCATCAACTATGTCTGCACTTTTGTTTTATAGTAATAAATGTGAATATTGCCAACAACTATTAAAAACTATAAAAGATAATCATTTGACAGGATTTAAATTTATTGATGTTGATAAAATTCGTGTACCTGACTCTATTACACAAGTACCTACACTTGCTATTAAATCTTATAATAAACCATTAGTAGGAAAACAGGTATTTGACTGGATAGAAAGTCAAGATTATTTCAATCAAATAACTAATAATATAAAAACGAAAACATCTAATAAACAACCTGTAGTTGATAATTCATTAGCATATTCTAAACTAAAAAAATCAGATAATTTTACATCCTTAGATGAAAAACAGCCAGATGAAACTATTCATGTTGATGTTAATCATGGTTATAATTTTGGTGTTCTGAAGTCATATAAAGATAATAATAATTAAGTAGTTATATTCGTGTAGTATTTTCAAAATGGAATTTTCAGAGTTTTCCGAAATAGAATTAGCTGGAATTTTTAATGATAACTTGGTAGATCTATTAGATCAATTAAATGCAATTGTAATATCACTAACTGAACAAAATATTATTGATAAACGTTCAAAAGCTAACCTAGATTTTTACAAAAACCTAATTAATCGGGCTATGGGACTAAGTAAAGAAATTGTAATTGAGGGATTTGGTTCATACATTCTAAAAGAACCTGGATTTATGGAAAAGATATTGGAGCGAGACGAAACATACTTTATTTCATATAATTTCACTGAAAATGAGACAGATAAAAATCTGGAAGAATTAGTAAATATTATTAAGAGTGTTATAACATTTCTAAATGATAGTAATAAGAGTATTATTTTTGATTATCTAAATATTCTATGTCAAACTACTGTGACATATGCCCATAAAAAATACAAATAATTAATATAAAAAAACTTATTTAAACACAAACCTACATGTTAAGTACATATATTTAACATGTCGCTCGAATCGTATCATTTTAGTGATGATATTTACTCAGATTTAGTGGAAAAGACGCGTGAAATATGTAATCTATTAAAGTTAGATGATAATCATGAAACCATATTATTGGATAATATAAAACAATTTCATTTTGAAACCAGAGATAATATGGATATAATACGTTACTTTATTAAGCGACGTGAAGTCAAGTTATTTCAAATGTTATTTGAAAAAAATATTCAAATGCCACTACGTGACCATATTGGATGTCAAGATAGTGATAAGGTTTGGCGTTACTTACATTTAGCATATCTATTATATGAAAATGCACATGAAAATCCTCAACCTGAGGTACAAGTTGCACTTATTAATAAATTAGAAGAATCAATGAAGGAGTCTAATACTGAAGTTGAAAATAAGACTGATAAAATACCTGATCCAAGTTTATTAATGAGTTCATTAATGGGTTCATTAATGAATAGAGGTAGTAATGAAGGTGGTCCTGACTTGGGTAAATTAATTAATGGTGAAGGTGACTTGGGTAAATTAATGGGTTCATTAATGGGTGGTATGGGTGGTGGTGAAGGTCCTGACTTGGGTAAATTAATGGGTTCATTAATGGGTGGTATGGGTGGTGGTGAAGGTCCTGACTTAGGTAAATTAATGGGTTCATTAATGGGTGGTATGGGTGGTGGATCTAATTTGATGGAAGATCCAGATATTTTAACAAAAGGAATGGATCCAATTATGGAACATTTAGGATTAAAGGATACATCAAGTAACTTAAGTAACCCAGCTATGGTTACTGATATTATGAGTGAAATCAAGGATAATTTAAAAAATAGTGGAAAAAATGTTAATCAATTAATAGAGAAGACGATGGAGATGGGACAAAAATATCAAGATAAGATTAAATCTGGAGAATTATCTATGGAGGAGATGATGGGTAGTTTAATGGGTGTATTAAAAAATCCAGAAACATTAATGGAAACAATGAAAGATATGGATTTAAGTAACCTTCCTGATCCAACAACAATGATAAGTTCATTAATGGGTTCAGGTCTAAATATGGGTGGGGATTTAAATATAGATTCCATTCTAAGTCAAGTAATGGGTTCTAATAAATCATCTAAAGAACAAGATAAAGATACAACACCATTGACTAATGAACAACTGAAGGAGCTAGAAGAGTTTTATTCCAATCTAAATCTAAAATAAAAATGTAGCTTTTCATTAATGACCAAGTTTTGGGTGTATAAACCTCGTATTCTTATAGATGAATATTATGATTTCTTTCCTGGAAAACAACATACTGGTTACAAGTTATTTAATGCATTAACACGATTTATCTTATATTTATTGATAGGATTAGGATTATTTAATAAAAATATAACGTGGGTATGGACATTATTAATTGTAATTACTATATTTGGTTTCTTATATCAACCTGAAGCACAAAAATTATGTAGAAAACCAACTTTTGATAATCCAATGATGAATCCATTATTATTTACAAATGATTTAAATTTAGAAGCATGTAATAATATGAATAAAGAAGCAGAATCATTATTATTAAAGAGTGTTAATGAAGATAGATGGGTATTAGATAGGAATAAAAATGTAAGACGTGCGTTTATAACGACAGCAGTATCAAAGTATCCTAATGATAGTAGAGAGTTAGGGGAGAGTTTATATGGTTTAAGAGGGAGAGAGGGTTGTAAGACATCTAATAAGAATTGTAAAACATATAGCGATGTAAGATTTAGATAAAAAAAATATATTGATTAAATATAAATACGATGGCTTCACAAAACAAAGAGGAAGCAAAGATAAAGTTCATTGAGTATGTACAACCAACTAATGTTTTATCAAATAATTGTTACAAAGCTGATGGTAGAATAGAGAGAGCAGTACAACAACAATCAGATTTAAGTTACCAAACCCGAGTAGATGATGAGTCAGTATTACGATTTGGTGGTAATTGTGGTAAACCTTTTGAGATACCATTTGGTGGACAAATGATACAATTATGTAAAGATAGAGAAAGAAATTTAGATCCATCTGGTTATATTAGAAATGGTTCAATGGTAGGTCGTGGTTTTGGTCAAGTAGATACATTTAGTCAAATTCAATTTGGAGAAATGACACGTCAAATGATGTCCCCAGCTGAAGAAACTGAAATTGATCGTATTCATCCTCTTAATCGTAATTTTAATGTAATGGGTTTTTACCCTTATCCAAAAGATACCCGTTCAATGAATAAAACATATTCTCAACAATGAAAACATTTGATGATATAAAATATATAATTTTATCTACGGTATAAATATATATGTCAGGCATATCAGGAAAACTGAATAGTGACCAATGCTATGTTGATTCTTACACTGATATTAGTGTTCGTGCTCTAAACTACTCTCAATTCCTACCAAACTTTATTAATCCTAATTCATCAACTGGTTTAAATCAATGTATGTTATCTAGTGGTGTATCAAATTGCTCAGCATGTGATGCTAATGAAGGTTCAACAGTATCAGTTACACCAGAAGGTTTCTCGAAGCGTATAGATATAGAAAACTGTTTAAAAAACATTGGTAAGCCATTAGATTCTTGTACTTTTATTAAAAATAAAATATGTGATAACGAGATTGCTTTTACACCTAAACTTTGCGAACGTGACATCACTCCAACAAACATTCCTAAATTCTAATAAAAAAAATCTATACATAATTAAATATAAATGGCTGGAATCAACAGCAGGCAAAAATTCGATACCTGTGATATAGACAATATTCTTTCAATTTCTATGAACCCAGGTAAATACTCTGTTTCTCAAGACCAAATCGCACAATTACCCATGTGTATTAATAACACTCAACGTAGTAATACACGTATTGGTCGTGTATCTGCTCTTGATAACCAAAATTCTGGTACACTTGTTGATATTGAATCTCATCTTTTTAATCTAGATACCCCTCTATCTAATTGCTCCCTTAATAGAACTTTAAATGATAAAAATATCACAGGTAATAAATTAGTAAATAATTTAGAATTAGGTACTTGCTCAGTTGAACAACTACAAACTATTTACTCCAAATTAGATATCCCTTCTTATTTACCCCGTGAAGCTACTACTCATCGTTTTGATTTCCCTATCATCCCTCCATCTGATTTTACATACTTTGGTATCGAGGGTACTGAACAATCAGGTAACAATCGTGATGGTATCAACACTAGACTTAAAGCAAAGGACAACTTCCGTTTCCGCAGAACTATGTAAAGTGTTGATTTTTTTATTTAATAATATTTATTGTCGTAACTATTATTAATAATGGAAATTGCCCTATTTGCTGGTCTTGGTTTCTTAGGTAAAGCCATATCTGATTCTAACAAAGGTAAATCTAATACACCCAATAAATCTACATCTCCTAGTCAAGATATATATCAAACAACTATTGTAAATGATATATCTATGCAACGGGCTAGATTAGCATCTGCTAATAGAGAACTAAGTAAAGATCCTAATCGTACTAATATTATCCCTCCCCTATATCCACAATCCATCTTTAAAAGACCAACTCAAGAATTCGGTACTATCACTGATATGGCTCCAACTGATACCTATAACTTTTCTGATCAATTAGATAATCTAATTTGGAAAAAGAAACAAGAAGTTGCTGCTAATAATGATGTTCAAATTGATAAAAAACCAGCTATGAAATTTGTTCAAGATAATATAGGTAATACTGAACATTGGGCTCCATTCTATTCTGAAATTGATATGACTTATAATGTAGTACCAAAAGAAGAAATGGTATTTGAACAAATGGAACACTTTACAAATCAACGTGATTTTTCTGTTTATAATGACTATAATGAACAACGTTCACCTCTTGCTATTGAATTATTTACTGGTTCATCTAAAAACTATTTCCCTAAACAAGAAAATGTATTATTATTTGAACCACAAAAGGGTATGACTTATGTTAATGGAGCACCAGCAATGACTGGTCTATTCCAAGATAGATATAATGATGCTGTTAAATTAGAAAGACGTAATGAGCGTCCCTTCGAACAACGTCAAGTTGGTCCAGGTTTAAATCTAAATGTTAATCAAGATTCACTTAACGGTTTCCATGATACTACTCGTATTTTACCAAGAAATATTGATGAACTAAGACGTGCTGATAAAAAACAATCATCTAAAACAGAACCAGTTAATCATGGAAAATTAGGTGAACAAATGCCAGTTTTAACTCCATGGAAAAAACATACACCTGATAGTTTTAGAACGATCGAACCTTCAGAATATCTACCAGGTTCATCTCAAGTTAGTGCTGCTCGTGTTAGAGATAACATTAATCTTCGTGTTGGTAATAGAGCATTTTCTCAAGAGGAAATTGGTATTGCTAAAGCTTATGTACCAGTATTTAGTAATACAAGTAAGGGTGATGTTCAAGCATCACAACGTGAGTTATACCGTGAGCCTGATAATCAGAATGTAGGATATAACATTCCTAAAATTAGTCATAATATTGAATCTTTTGTTATACCTGAAAATCAACGTAATAAAACTAATATTAATTATACTGTTATTTCTAATCCAATCCACTCTAAAACTACTACTCAATTATCAGATCAAGCAAAAACAACACAAAAACAAACAGTTGATACATTACCACAAGGTGCTGCTTTTGGACAAAATCAAAAGACAAAAATATACAATCAAGATGAAGCTAAGGATACATTAAGACAAATGTTAAAGAATATTAATAAGGAAGTTATACAAGGTAATAATAATAAATTCAGAGTACGATTCCAAGATGAAGCTAATACAACAACTCGTCAAACAACTAATTATGAAGAAAGTGGAAATATATCAAGTATAAAAAAATTAAAAACCATGTTACAAGATTCATTAAGAACAACAACTAAACAATTAATAAATATTGATCATGATGGCTTTATAGGAGATACTCATAATAAACATAAGACGGAATTACAAGATGATGCTAGAACTACTACACGTCAACAAACCATAGATTATGATTATGTACATCATGCAAATAATGTATCGGGTAACCGGGCATATAATCAAGAAGATCTTGAAGAAAATCTTCCAGTAACTTTACGTAATATTTCAAAAATAGAAGATTATATGGGTTCCGCAGGATTACCAACTGGTAATGTTATTGAACATGACTTTAGAAATGCTCATACTAACGCTAGTCGTGAAGAGGTTAGTAAAGATCGTTCTCCAACTCAAACTGGTACCAATCAAATGGCTACCCTTGATAATACTGCAGTAAATCTTAAAAAATACCAAGATTTGAGACGTGCTTGGGTCCCAACTGCCACTCAGGCAGTTCGTGATCTTGAGACTGAAAATGGTTTCCGTAATACACTCCTTAAAAATAAGACTGATTATAATGATCGTCTATCTTATAACCTTACTCAATCCTTAAATGATAATCCACTTGTTATCAATAATAAAAAGTTTATTCGTACTTAAATATTTGATTTATTTATTAAAAAGTAAATCAAATAAAACAACTATAATTTTAATTTTTAGTATTGATAGCCTTATCAATATCTAACTTTTTTACGTCATTATTTTTTAGAAACGTTGTTATGTACTCATAGGCATTAACAATATGTTCCCTATTTTTTGCACCTGTAATAATGATTCTACCACTTTCAAAGACCATAATAGTAACACCTTTTTTAGGAGCACTATCACCATGCCATTTAATAATTACACCAGCATGATTATTAGGATCAAATCTAGAAAATACAATTTCTTCATTGTTTAATAGTTCTTGTAGTTCCCTACGATTAATCATATAATTGATATTAAAATTAGAATTAATCATAGATATCTTGAAATTAAAAGTACCTATTTCATCAATATCATGTACAACCTTGATATCTGGTAGTTTATTTTGAATAGTTTTCAAAATATCGATTATTTTTTCTGATACTAAATAACAATCTTCAATTATCTTACAACCAGTAATTTGTAATGAACCATTACAAAATAACTTGACATTTAACTGTCTTTGATTAGAAATAATTACTACCATTGTAATTTGATTATAAAAGCTATTTACCTTCTTATTTTTCTTAGATTTACTCTTTTTTGGAGACTGGATTAGAGAACGATATATTTCCTTGTACTTTAATGATATAATTCCATCTGACTGTAACTCAATATGCTGATTTATAATTTCCAAGTTTATTTTTGCATCCTCTTTAACTAGGTTCTTCTTATCTAAATTAGCATTGTTAGGATCAGTCTTGTAAAGCGTAGATGTGGCACACATAGTATTAATAGTAACATCCTTCGGTAGCTCTGTTAATAACATTTTCTTTATACTCATTTTGTTATTCTCTTTACTATTTAAAGAGTTATTTCTTTAAATCATTTAAATTATCAAGTTTTTTTAGGAGCTATTAAGCACCTTATAGTACATAATGGATGAGCATATAACATAAAATATAATATAAAAAAGTTGACTATATATATTATATGAGGTAAAGTGGTAATTATTAGTATCACAAAGCTACATAATATTATGAAGCTAGATAAGAATGGTAGCATTCATCTTATTATTGGACCAATGTTTGCTGGTAAAAGTAGTCATTTAATAAAAACAATATCTAGTTTTCGAGCTATAAAAATACCTCTATTTATAGTTAAACATTGTTTGGATATAAGGTATAATAGTGAAAAGATAGCATCACATAATCAAGTATTAGAGGATTGTAATGTTGTTAATAAATTAATACCATTATTAGAAAATGAAGATTATAAGTCGAGTAAAGTAATAATTATAGATGAAGCACAGTTTTTTAAAGATTTAGTTATCTTCGTAAAATATGCTTGTGATATTGACAAAAAAAATATTATTGTTTATGGATTAAATGCTGATTATAATAGACATCCCTTTCAAAATATAGCTGAAGTACAAGCTTTATCGGATGATGTTAAAATATTAAAAGCTTATTGTTGCTATTGTATGGACAGTACAATAGCAAATTTTTCATTAAGATTAGATTCATCAAAAGAACAGATAATGGTAGGAACTGATGATGTTTATAAACCAGTATGTAGAAAACATTATTTGGAATATAATGTCTTTTTTTAATTTACTTATTTAGAGAAACACATATATATATTATATATAACCATTATGAGAGTAGTAGCATGGGATGTCGGTATTAAAAATTTGGCATACTGTATCCTGGAAAAATCTGATGATGTTGATAAACCCTACATTATTCATGAATGGGATCTTATAAATTTGACCAATAATATAGAAATTAAATGTTGTCATTTAGGTTGTCAAAAAGGCAATAATGATATTAAAACAACATGTGGATTTACGGGTATAAATAAATATTTTTGTAAGGATCATAAAAATTATTATAGTGTATGGAAACAAAATTATGATGATGTAAAACAAAATATTAAAGAAATTGATGGTCTTTGTAGTAAATGTGGTAAGAAAGCTAAATGGGAAGTTACTGATGTTTCATTATGTACTATACATCGTAACTCCACTATTAAAAAATGGGATAAAGAAATTGAACAAACCAAGTTCTCCCCATCTAAAATTAATGAAATGACTGTTGATGAATTAAAATTAAAATTGTTACGTACATTAGACTCTAAACCAAATCTTTTACAAGCTTCTCATGTTTGTATTGAAAATCAACCTAGTTTAAAAAATCCTCGTATGAAAGCTATATCTGATACATTATATGCTTGGTTTCTAATTAGAGGTATATTAGATAAAGATCGTACTGATTCTAAAACAATAAAAGTTGCTTTTATAGCACCATCTAGCAAACTAAAAATTGAAGGTCTGACTGAAGAAATTCAAAATGAGATTATTGAATCAGATAATAAATATAAAACAACAAAAGCATTAGCAGTTCAACATACAAAAATTATATTAAAAAATTGTCAGAATTATATAGATCATTTAGATAAATATAAAAAGAAAGATGATTTAGCAGATGCTTTTTTACATGGAATTCATTTTTTATCCCGATAGATTATTGATTATATTTTTTTAAATAAAAAAATAATCAATTAGGTTTTTTTCATTAATTGTAACAAATTATTATTCATACCTGGTAAAGGTTTATTACGTTTTAATTTTAGATTTGTAGATGAGGATGGAAGTTTATTAACTGTTTTATTTATTTCTTCAATAACACCATTAACTGGTATAAATGGTGGAAGAATATAACGATATTCTTTTGCTATATTACTGTTATTTTCTCTGAATTCTTCTATACTCATTTTTCCACCAAACATTTGTAATATTTGTCTTGGTGGAGCAGACATAATTCTACTATGATTTTGTGAACTTCCTAATACTAGTTTTCTATATAAATTTAATAATGAATACCTTTCCCATGTCTTAAAATCATTTTGTTGAATATTATATGCATGTGCACAATTAAATGAACAGAAATTTCCATGTAATTGGAATTTTCCCTCATTATATCTTTCTGGTAATCCTATTGGTAATGTATCAAATTGATGACAGCACCACCAACATACTGTTTCATTTTCCTTTGGTTCACATTTGTATATTGTTTTTCCCCTCATACATTGTACAAATGTTTCATCATTATTTATTTCTATATTTTTCTGTGCAGAAAGTTTATATGCTAATAATTTATTTTCTAATTCGATACATCGATTGCAAGTAGATGAAGTATCATCATTAATACAAATAGATAATGATGCAGTCTTTTCAAAAACATGTTGTGGAGTTTTATTAATAGTTTCATTTGCATCACCACTAATTTTATTTATATCTTTTTGTGATAATGGTAAATGAGCTATAATACAATCCGTAAAATCATTCCCTAAGTTTACCTTGTTTAAGTCAATAATTTTACCAGATGGTTTACGTCCACGCTTCTTTTTTACTGTACCCAAGTTACCCAAGTTACCCAAGTTACCTAAGTTATCTTGGATAAAACCTTCTTCGATTCCATCTTGATTCATTCCTTTTTCCTTTATTATATATATATAACCTATATTCCTTTAAATAGCTCTATTTTTTAACGACATTTGGTCGCTTCCTTCTAATTTTAGCCATACTTATTTCACTTGTATCAGTTTCGCTATCTAAAGTTTTAGTAGATTTAATACGTGATGTTTCACCCATTTTAATACGGGGTGACATTTCTGTAGTATCTTCTAATTTGCTGGTATCAACATTGAGAGGTATTTTATTTTTTAGTTTGTTAAGGAGGTTATTAACAGGGGGTCTTTTAGCTTCAACAGCAGCTTCTCTAGCTTTCTCTTCCATCATTTTTCTATACATTTCTCTTTGAACAACGATAGGATCTGATTTAGTTTCAGGAGGGGGACCTGAACCTACTTTCTTTTCAAAAGCTCCTGTGAAACTACCTTGTAATTTAGCTAATAATTCTGGATTATTTTTAACTGCTTCTTCAAGTCCCATACTACGAGTAACTGCTTTAGATGTATGAACAGTGACTGCAGAGAAACCAATCATAAATAGTAGTTTAATTTCTGGTTCAATCTTACGACCACTACCCTTATATTTTTCATATAATTCTCCCATAACATCATTATAATTATCAATATTCATCTTGATACGATCACACCATCCACGTAGTTGTAAACCAAATGGATCAAATTTTTCATTCATAAACTCTAATACATTCACTGTGTAACATAAAAAGTTTTTCGCTAAATCTACACCCTGCTTTTTATTCTCTGTCTCCGTTTGATACCTAATTTCCATCTCCATATCTTCAATCTCTGAACTAATACTGTACTCTCTAGTTAATGACCTTCCTGTTTGTCGTATATCATTTAATTTAGCTAGTAATTCCATCTTTTTAAACTTGGTAGTTCGTTCATCAGCTGGATTATAACTAGGGATATAAGTAGTAGGAAACTTGGTAGGTTGATTAATAGGCGCATAAGTTCCAAATGTAGGTTGTAAAGATGGTACATTAGTTTGAATAGATGGGATAGATGTTGGTTTTAACTTGATCGAATCTTTAGAACGACTAGATGAACTAGATCTAGAACTTTTTTTACTATAAGAACTTGTACGACTATGAAAATGACTATCTTCAGATCGTTCATCTATACGATTTGGTATGTCTAATTGTTTTTCTTCAGGTTTCATTTTGCTAGGATCTGCAAAATATTCAAATAATAGATCAGTTGATGTACCCTCCATTTGTGAGATGGTTGCTTTTCCAGACATTTATTAGATAAGAACTATACTTATTTAATAAATTATACGCATTTAAGTGATTTAGAAACATATTTTATAAAAAACTAATGTTTTTATAACAAACTAATGTTTTTCTTGCTCAGCTTTGAAATTTTCAATATATACAAGATGTTGTAATTGGTTAAATAATTCTTTAGTCTCCATACGATTGAGTCCAACTATTGATAACATGAATATTGTCGCAACTATAACTCCTATCTGAATATCTTTACTAATAATATAGGCAGTAAGAGCAATTATAAAGATACGGAATATTTGATTTTTAAATAATTCTACTAAAAAAGAAGGTAGTGAACCTGCTGCTAAACTACCATAAAATATCATTAAAACTGTTAATACAGTTCTAATATAGGTATTAGAAGTAGCATTAGCCATAAACTTTTCAATGGCAATCATGATTATATTATATTGAAGATATTATTATTTACCTAGACATGTAAAAAATAATTATTATTTAAAATACAATTTTCTTCTTGTAGTAGAGGAAAGCTACAAGAACACCCATAATGACAGCAGTTACTTGCAGATCACAAGAGTTTAGGTATACAATCATACCGATAACAGCTAACTTGTACCATATGTTGCGGTAAAGTTGATCAATCTCGGGAATACCAAGGTCACTCTTGGAAGCTGTAACAGCCAAAAATGAAGCTAAGAAAGTACGCATGTAAGGGTTAGTGAAAGGGTTGCAGTCTACCATTTATATATATTCTACTAAAACATTTTTTTTTATCAAATCCTTTAATATAAATGTTTTCAACTATACAAGAAGCTTGGGGAAATAACTTCCAAGAAACACGTGAACTATTCACTCAACCTTCTGTTTTACAATTACCTAAACAAAATCAACATCAAGAACAACATATTGAACATTTTTGTACTTCTTGTAAGGCTCGTTATGATCCCAATGCAAAAACTATTGTTGATATTAAAGATATTGATAATCATATTATTAATGCTTTTTTAGTTGGGGCTGTTGTACTTATTTTCCTCCATCTTACCGATAAATAAAATTATTTAATTTCCCATTCTATGTATATTATATTTGGTTCATAGAATGTTACATCCTTAAATTTATACTCTTTTAGTCGCTTGACTAAATATTCACTACATTCATTAATATCATATGCAGTTTCACCTAATACATGTTCAGGTATTTCATATATATATTTTGTTTTTTCATCATATGCTAATAATTCAACATTATTTAGGATAATATCAAGCATTTTCTTATAGGTATCTTTACGGAATTCCTTTTTAACTTTGTAATATTCTTTTATTTTATTAAACATAATTTAAAGTTTAGATGTATATTAATTTTAAAAATTATGCTGCAAAACATTGTTATATGTGGTGGAGGTATTAATATTGTTGGCTATATAGGTGTACTTTCCTATTTAAATGAACAAGGTTTATTATCTAATATAAAAAATTATTATGGTACCTCTGCTGGTGCTATTGTTTCTGTTATGTTAGGTTTGGGTTATACTATTGATGAACTTAAAAAATTTATATTTAAATTCGATTTTAAACGAATTATGGATGACCCGGACCCAACATTATTAATAGATAAATTGGGTCTATGTAGTGGTAATAAAATGGAAATTATTGCGCAATCTATTGTATCCTTCAAGTTGGGTGTTGATATGGTTGATTATAGTCTTAAACAATTGTATGAAGATAAAGGTATTAATATTGTATTATGCTCTTATGATATTACTAATAAAAAAATTATATACTTCGATAAATCATCTATAGTACCCATTTGGAAAGCTTTAATTGCTTCTTGTTGTATTCCGTTCATATTCAAACCATATAAAATAGATAATATAGAGTATATTGATGGGGGTATATGTGATAACTTTCCTATTCATTTAATAGATGATCGTAACATTAATCAATCATTAGCAATCTATTGTGGTTTATTAAATAATAAGGATATTCGTGAGGTTATACATGAATATCCATTAGTTGAATATATGTATGATCTTATGACCATATATGTAATGAGTAATCTAAATACTTTTCTTAAAAAATATAATCCAATCATCGTAAATATAACACCTATTACTACGTGTATTAATTTTGATGTAAGTCAAGAACAAAAACAACAAATGTATGATATAGGCTATCAAACTGCCCTTGAAAAGTTTCCTAGTATATTAGAATTTTGGAATAGTAAACATAAACTTGAAAAAGAAACACAAACTGATTAATTATTTTGATGTTTTTGTAAGGTCTGCAAGACGTTTACCCTCATCCTCATACTGCTTCATACGAACTTGAAGAGAAGTATTATCTTCCACATATTGACCAAGTGTAGGTAGAGAAAAGTTATCCTCTAGGGAACCTTTATCATCATATAACTGCTCAAAATCATTTAAAAATACACAGTTACTTAGAGTACCTTTAGAACCCTCATATGCTACTAATTCATTATTAATATCATGTTGTTCATCAATTATTCTATTTTCTTCAAAGCGACGTGAAAAGTCAGTTTTAGATAATTTGGGTTGTTCTTGTAGCTCTTTCTCAAACTTACTTCTCTCGTCCTCTAATGTTATTTTCCTACGATAAATTTCTTCAGGTTTCCATGTCTCGTTTTCATCATATCCATGTTTTTTATTTAATTGTTCTACTAAAGAATTAAATATTTTGTGATCATCAGCTTTTGCTTCTTTAACAGTATGAAAAGCAGTATCTTTTAGACGTTCAAAGTCACTAAAACCCTCATAAATATCATTATATTTGCTTCTTAGTTCTTCATCACTTAGAATATGATATGCAAGGTTAATTAATTCAAATTT